AAATATGAACATTTGTTTGATTTTTTTCTTTTAATAAACCTATTATTTCTTGATTTTTTTCTTTCAGTTTTTCAATTTCGCCATGCAAATCTTCATTCAATGGATTTAACGATTCCAATTTATTGGATATTTCATCAAGTTTACTATTAATGTCATCTTTAAACTGAATGGTCTCCTCATTACTTTTTCTTGTTTGTTGTATAGATTCACCTATGCTAAATAATGAAATACCAAATGCTAAAATAGCAAATCCATTATAAACACCAGAATTATTTTTTATTAAGTGACAAATAAATTCTATAAGGTTACTAATCATAACTATGAAACCAAAAAGGGAAAATAATAGACTGAGCGTAATGAATATATTGTCCAAATTATTATTGATGTACTCTTTTATTGACGATAACGAACTTTTTTTGTAGTCATTAATAAAATATCTAATAAAAATAATTATAAGTATAATTACAATAATACTAATGATTGTATTCATTATCTTAACCTCCTAAAATTTTCTCATTCAACGAATACCACACTTTAAGCGGTATTCCTTTTTCTTTTACAATAAATTCAATATTTTCAATATCTTTTATATTATGTAGTTCTTCGAACATCAGTAATCTAATAGCAAATTCATTTGCTTCTCTTTCTAAACGAGTTTTATAGACTCGCCTTAGAAAATTAAAACTGATGTTTTCATCATAATGCAGGACGTAGTGTCCTAACTCGTGTGCTATAAGAAAGTTTTCATACGCACAATCTAAATCACTTCTTACAAATATGTAGCCTTTAGAATCAACAATCATCAGTCTTGAATCTAAAGTTTTTGCTTTGAAATCTTGATACTGGATAGATATATCCAAGTGATCAGCAATTTCTTTTACACTTGATGTTTTAAATTCATAAAATAGAGCTTCTATTTTAATTTTACTGTTTATATTCATCCATAAGCACACTCCCTTAATTAATATTATTTGTGCTTTCTAGATATAATCTTCAACATATCAGCAATATCACCTGCCATTTCCATGATTTCATCATCAGACATATTTTCTAAATCATACCCACCAAAATCGGCTACCATTTCTTGTTTTAAAATGAAGCTTAAGGCTTCTTGTGGGGTAGAGAAAGACATTTGAGAATCATCTGATTTATATTTGGCATCACTTCTACCTAATAAGTAATCAATAGTTACATTAAATATATCTGCAATCCTTTCTAAAGTTTCATAATCAGGTTGTCTATCGCCACGTTCCCACTTACTTATTGACCCATTAGATACTTCTAGCAAATTAGCAAGTTCAGTCTGATTTAATTTTTTTTGCTCTCGCAATTTTTTTAGCCTCATTGCAAAGCTTATTTTGTTTGTCATTTTATTGCCTCCTATATAGACAAATTGTCTAATCTATAATTAAAGTATAATATATTTGGACAAATTGGTTAATATATTTGGACAAATTGGGCAAAAATAATTGACAAATGGACGAACTGTAGATATAATGAAATTGTAGTTGGACGATATGTCCAATATTGGAGGTGATTACTATTGCAGTTGTCAATTATAGAAGGTACTACGGTTATACACAGCAAGATTTCGCAAATCTTATAGGAAAAGATAGAAAAACGTACTGTTTAAAAGAGAAAGGTCGTATTAATTTTTCTCCTCGAGAAATGTTGTTGATTAGAGATGAATTAAGAAAATTTGATAAATCATTAACTATAGATCAAATTTTTTTTACTTCAAAAATAGACAAAATGTCCAAATCAAATTAAAGCCGTTGTACGTTATGTCTTAAAGCACAAACATATTTTAACTGATATTTGATGAAGTTTCCTAAAAAGACACTTTATTAAATACAAGAATTTGGAGTTTAAGAAAGGAGAAAAAAACTATGGATGAAACAAGAGAACAATATCTAGAAAGAATTATTAATGGTTCAACAGCTTACATCAATGTCAAAGAAAGAAGAGAAGAAAAAACAACAGAACAAATCATTAATGATTACGTTGGTGTTCTAAATCAAATTTTAGAAATTCTAAACATGGAAACTTTAGAAGATGAAGAACTTCATTATGTAAAACATTCATTAAGAAAAAGGTTTGAAGGTTCTATCTTACTTGGAATTTAGGAAAGGAGAGGTAATCATGGCAAGAGAACTATATGGTCCATTGTTTTCAGTAAAGAAAGCAGCATCCTATTTAGGAATTGGAATTAACAGAACGTATGCCTTGGTTAAAAGTAATAAGTTAAGACATATTCCAGATAAGAACGGTTCTTTGATTGCTAAAAGTGTTCTTGATGATTACATCGAAGAACAGTATCAAAAGAACATAAGTTCTTAAAAATTAAATAAGTAATTACTGGTCATCAAGGAGCCAATCTCAAAGGCCTCCGATAACAAAATAGCATTGATGATTTACTAACCACAGACATAAAAAAGAACTAATACCATACAAGTTTTTTATTTAAAGAGGTTGGTTCCTTGATGGCTGGTAATAGAAAGGAAAAGAAAATTTATGAGTAAAAATTCATTAATTATCATGTGCTGTATTTTGTTTGTTGTCATTGCAGTTTTAGTACACATGTTAAAGGAATTCAAATGGTATCAAAAATCCTACTATGAATTGGCAAATAAAATCACTAAAGATAGAAGAGATAGAAAGATGCTGGTTCGTGCGGACAGGGAAATGATCAAGAGCGAAATAGATAAAAAGTTTTTGGCAATTCTTAGAATTTCTCAAAGAGAAGATTATCCAAGGAATCGTTTTGAATTAGGTTATGAATCAGGAAGATTTGAAGTAGAAGTTAAAAACTTATTTTTATCAGGTGGTCTTACAACTTATGAGAAAGAGTTTCTTAAAAGATGTGAGTATATCGCAATGTTCGAAGTAAATGAAAAGGAGGTGTAACTTATGAAGCTTTCGGAAAGAGGATTGGTCACAATCATTATTATCGGTTGTTTTATTGCTAACTGTTTAGCAATCATAGTCAGGAGTATATAAAAAAGGTGCCTATTTCTAGGCACTCAATATAGCAAGTAAATTCTAAGTCATTAAAGGAGAAAATGCAATATGAAAGTCAAAAAAAGAACATATTTTCTTATTTCAATATTAGTGATGTTTTGTATCCTTGCTCCAGTTTGTTATTACCAAAACAAATTGGATGCTTATGAAACAAAAATTCAACAACAAAAGGGAAAGATTTCTCTTTTAGAAGATTATTACAGTGATGCGTTATCTGATAAGAATCGTTTCGAAGATTTATATGACAGTGTTCAAGAGGATAACAAGTATCTCATAGCTCAATTAGAAGAACTTCAAAAATGAAGAGCTCTTGGCCAATTTACTGTTACTTACTATTGGCCCGGAGAAGATATTTACGGTCGTTTAACTTCTACAGGTGCTATTGCTGAAGAGGAAAGAACCATTGCGGTAGATCCTTCAATCATTCCATATGGTTCTATAGTCTTGATTAATGGCAATGAATATGTAGCCCAAGACTGCGGAGGAGCTATCAAAGGAAAAAAGATAGATATCTTTGTAGATAGTCCAAAAATGCAAAAGTACACAGTAGAAATCTATATAAAAAGAGAGGAATAGAATATGACAAAAAAAGATTTAGAAGACATTATCCAAACCGCAAAAGCTGCAGGTGCAGATGTCAAGATTGTTCAAATTGGTTCAACTGAAAAGGAAACAGGAACAGATGAAAGACCAGCAGTACCATTACTTAAATTAGAATTAAGCATCAAGAAAGATGGAGATGCACTTTCGGTATTAGCTGATGCTGATTGGAACATCTTAGGAAGTCTTTTCTTAGAAATGGCTCCAATCAATATTGACATTGAAAAGGTTAAAGAAATGTTTACACCGGCTAAAAATGCTTTCATGCATTGCAGTAATGAATTGGATAACTATATCCAAGAACAATTTAAAGGAGCTTTAGAGGATGAAAAAGAAAGAATTAGAAGAAAGAGTTGCTGATTTAGAGAGTTCAATCATTTGCATGGAATGTAAGGATCATCTAGACAGTGATGATTATCTTCAACTTGGTTATCTCAATCAGGAATTAGCACAATGCAAAAAGGATCTGGAAAATGGAAACTACGAACTATGAGGAGTTTTTTCCTAATTGTAATGTCGATTATGTGAAAGATGAAAAACATTGGCATCAATTAAGAGGAAAAGGAATTGGTGGTTCTGATGCAGGAATTGTAATGAACGTCAATAATTACAAGACTCCCTATGAATTGTGGGAGGAAAAGACAGGTGCTAAAAAGCCTGTATTTCAAACAAGTGAAGCAATCGAAAAAGGAAATGCATTGGAACCTATCCTCATTGAATTGTTCGGTGTCCTTTATAAAAACAAGTTTGAATTGATTGATACGAAAGATATCAGTTTATCGAACAAGAAATATCCATTTTTAAGAGCAAATCTTGATGGAGCAATGATTGAAATTACAACCAAAGAAAAATGGGGCTTGGAAATTAAATCAACAACTATTCAAAATGGTGCAATGTTAAAAGAATGGGCCAATGATCACATTCCAATTACTTACTATTTCCAAGTATTGCATTACATGATAACTACAGGATTAAGACATTTTGTTTTATATGCAATTCTTGATATTCCTTGGGCTAACAATGGTGCAGGAAAACAAGAAACAAGAGTTGTTTATCTACATTATGATGATTTGGTACTAGATGCTAAATATCTATTCAAAACGGAATTGTGGTATTGGAACTTAATCGAAACACAAACACCACCACCGTTTTTAGAAAATAGGAATAAGGAATTAAAAGAAGTCAGTTAGAAAGGAGAACCTATATGAATGAACTATTAAAAGTAAATTATGACAATGACCGCATTACATTGTCAGCAAGAGAATTACATGAATTTTTAGGAGTATCAACAAGATACAATGATTGGATCAAGAGAATGGTTGAATATGGTTTTAATGAAAATACTGATTATCAAGCTATTACTCAAAAAAGAGTAACAGCTCAAGGTAATGAAACTTCATTTATTGACCATGAAATCACTTTAGACATGGCAAAAGAAATTGCAATGATCCAACGCAGTGATAAAGGGAAAGAAGTCAGACAATACTTCTTGGAATTGGAAAGAAGATGGAACAGTCCTGAAGCTGTAATGAATAGAGCACTTGAGTATTCAAGAAAACAAGTAAAAGCTTTGATGGAAGAAAAACAAGGTTTGATTGAAGAAAATAAAGAATTGAAACCAAAGGCATTGTTTGCTGATGCAGTAAGTGCCAGTAATGAATCAATCTTGATTGGTCAGTTGGCAAAGCTTATCAGACAAAATGGCTATGAAATTGGTCAAAATCGTTTGTTTGAGTGGATGAGAGAAAACGAATATCTAATTAAAAAGGGTGAACGTTATAATCAGCCAACACAAAAATCAATGGATCTTGGATTGTTTGAAGTCAAAGAAAGAACAATTACTAATCCAGATGGAAGTACAAGAATTACATTGACTACTAAAGTAACAGGTAAAGGTCAAGTGTATTTCATAAATAAGTTTTTATCGTAGAAGGGAGAAGGAAAAAAATGAATGAGTTTCAATCAGGGCTACTTAATGAGCTAGTAGCTGTAAAAATCACAACCAAAGAAGAATTTGATAAAGTTATCAACTTCTTATCAATCAATAACTGCTTTCTTGTAAATGGGGAACCAGTAGTCAAATTAACATATCCAGGAAATAAAGCGTTTGTCATTTTAAAACAAGACAATGCAATCTTCTGGCAACCAGCTAATCAAGTGTTAGATGAACGCTATAGAGTTGTCAGCGTCATCGAATTCTTTAGACCAACTGAAGAAGAAAAGGTCGTTGAGGCCAAAGCTGAAGTTATTGAAGAACACGTTGACATTGATGAAAAGCACCTTTCATTAGAAGTTCAAAAAAGACCAGCAAATGAAGCGATTGTTTCAAATATTGATGAAATTGTCAAATTGATTCCAGCAATTGAAGCTAAAAAAGGTGTGGTTGTAGATGAAAAGAACTACAAAGATTTTGTTAAAGCTAAAACTGGAATGGTTCCATTATATCGTTCGTATGCTAAAAAATTAGAAAATGAAAGAAAAACAGTCAAAAAAGCATACATTGAGCCTTATCAAGAATTTGAAGCAAAGGTAAATAAAGTTGTTAAAGCTTTAAATGATACTGCAAGTGTTGTGGCTGAAAATGTAGATGTGTATGTGAAGGAACAAAAAGAAGCTCTTAGAAAAGAACGTCAAGCAGCTATTGATCAACTAAAAGAAGTATTGATTTCTAGAAAGATGATTTCAAAGGAATATGCTGATCAGTTCGTTTTTGATGAAAAATGGCTTAACGCATCAACATCCAAAAAGAAATTTGAAGAACAAGTTGAAGCACAATTCAATGCTTTAATGGAAAAAGAAAAGAATGACAAATTAAACCTTGAAATGATTGAAAAAACAATCACCAATGCATGTCTTATCGCAAATGTTGATGAAAAACTCATTTCAAGAGAAAAATATCAAGCTCTTTTGAATACTGAGGGATTACCAAAAGTAACCGAAATGATTACTGATGAAGTAGACAACATCAAAAAGCAATCACAAGCGGTTGCTCAACAAAAAGAAGCAGAACTTCAACATCAAAAGGAAGAGTTTGAAAAGAAACAAAAAGAAGCTGAACTTCAACACCAAAAAGAGTTGGAAGCAGTCAAAAAACAAGCTTCACAAACAGTTGAAAATCAACCTAAATATACACCAATCAAGCGTGGTGATGAAACAATTGCAAATGTAAACGATAAATATGTCGTTACAGAAATAAAACAAACCCCTCCAAAATTTGAAGGTCAAAAATGGAAAAGAACATTTGAATTTGAGGGCGATTTAGCAGCACTTCAAATGCTCAATCGTTACATGGATGTAATTAAGAACATCAATCCAACATTCAATTTCGGTGAAGTGAAGCTAACTGAAAAAGAACTTAGCGACCCACAAACAGGAGCAATCAATAAATATAACGTTAAAGAAATCAATTAAAGAAAGTTATGAGGTGAAATTATGAATAAGGTTTATTTAGATAAGGATGGAAAATTATTCGTTAATGGTCATGAAATTAAGGGAGTTATGTCTGTTTCATCAGAAACAGATTATCTAGGTACACAAATAGTTTTAAAGTTTGAAGGTGATTACAAATGCGATTTTATTTCATCAAGAAAAGGACATTCATTATCTGAACGTCCTAAGGAATAAACTTAGCGATAAAATCTGTAAGTTCTATCAAACCATTTTTAAATCTTTTTTCCATATAAATAATAGCATTATTTGTGAGAAGGAAGTCGCCACTTACCCACTCCTTAACAAAACCAATGGATTTTAATTCATCTAGAATGTCGCCAACATCTTCGATATTAAAATCTAAAATATATGGTTCTCGTTGCTCAAAGTTATTTTTAAATTGTTTTGATCTGTCTAACGAATAACCTTGAGCACGCCTTTCTAGAAATGTTTTATATGTAGAACATAAGAATTTATCAGCTAATTTTGTTAGCACTACTGACACTATTTCACCTCACTTTCGAGGTAAATTATAACACTAAACAAAAGGAGAAAATAAATTATGGCAGTACAAAGTGTAATGCAACAAGCAAGCAAAAATTCAGCAACAAATATTAAAAGATTCAACAATTTAATTCAATCAAGCATCATGAGAACAAAAATCACTCAAATGGTTGGTGCAACTGATTCGCAAGAGTTTATTACATCAATTACAAGTGCAGTAAACACTAATCCAGCATTAGCTGAGTGTGATCCACAAACAATCATTAGTGCAGCATTATTAGGGCAAAGTTTACACCTTAAACCTAGCCCTCAACTTGGATACTTCTATATGGTCCCTTATAAAAATAAAAAAAAGAAATGTACAGAAGCACAATTTCAAATCGGCTATAAAGGATACCTTCAATTAGCAATCAGATCTAATGAATATGTTGATATTGATGCTATTGAAATTAGAGAAGGAGAATACAAAGGACGTAACAAATTAACAGGTAAACCTGAATTTGAATTTATTGAGGATGATGAAGTAAGAGAAAACTTACCAGTAGTAGGATATATGGCTTATTTTGAAATGAAAAACGGATATGTTAAACGTCTATATTGGTCAAAAGAAAAGATGCTTAATCATGCTGACAAATATTCTCAAGCGTTCTCAAAAGAAGCAACAACAGGACAATTTCCTAAAGTTTCATATGCTGATTATGAAGCTGGAAAATATGATCCTAAAACTGAATGGCAATATTCAAGCTTCTGGTATAAGAATTTTGATGAAATGGCAAAGAAAACAATGCTTCGTCAATTATTGTCAAAACACGCTTTATTATCAACTGAAACAATTGCAAAAGCTGTTGCTTCAGATAATGCAGTAATTGATGAAAACTTAAATCCTCATTTTGAAGATAAAAACATCATTGATGGAGTTGCAACTGAAAAAGAAACACCCCAAGCAATCGAAGCAAATACAGCTCCAACAATGCAAGACATTCTAAATGAAGAAAAACAAACTGAAAAAGTTCCAGTTGATGACTTTGACCCAATGTCAATGTAGGAGGTAACAAGATGCAAGAAGAATACGTTATACTTCCTCGATCATTTACAAACACGAAAGCCTATAGAGATACTTATTCTCTATGGACTTTCACTTATCTATTGTTCAATTGTGATAATGATGGGCATCTAGAATTGAACATTAGAAATCTAGACTTGCCAATCAGTGAAAATAAATTCAAAGCATCATTAAAGAAACTATATGATGAAGGACTGATTTATGGTGATACACAAGGAAATCATAGAGAAATCTATATAAGTGATTATCAAGAAAAGTATGTAGAATAAGAGGTTTAATCAATGGCTGAAAAAGAGGTAAAGAAAGGGTACACAGGATTTTCAAACGAGTTGGTGAATGATCCTATTATTAAAAATTCAAAAGCATGGACTCTGTTTTCCTATTGCCTCTTTAAGGCTTATTTTGATGATAAGTATGGAGAGGCAGGAACCTTTACAACCACACAAATAGAAATTGCCAATCATCTTGGATGGGGATATAAAACAGTAATTAAATTTATGAAATTCCTAAAAGATAATAAGTATATTGATTACCAAACTTCTAGTCAAAATACAGTAATAAAGGTGCTGAACTATAGAAAATGGAGAGGGTATTGATATGTAAAAATTACACAACCGTTATGTAAAAATTACACAACCGTTATGTAAAAATTACACAACCGATATGTAAAAATTACACAACCCCTTTCTATATATAAACAATATAAACAATATAAACAAGAAAAAACAAGATAAAACAAGAGTGGTGTGTGCACACTCACAAATAACAATCCTTCGCATACGACATTGCAGATTGCTATATATAGTAAGCACACAACATTTTGAAAGGAATTTAGAAATTTTGGAAAAAACGGAAATTAAAAAGATTTTGCAATTTTACAAAAACATTTATCCAAATTCCAAAATCATAGAATCGAAAGATACCATTGAAACATGGATGATGATGTTTGGAGATTTCTCTTATGAACAGGTTCAAAATGCAATTGTTAAATTTTCAAAGTCTAACAGATATATTCCTAATCTTGCTGAAATTATTTCTAACATTGAAGTTCCTGAATACACAATTGAAAAGATTCCACCCAACACAGTAATTATTCAGTTTGAAGATGAAACCTATGGAAACTTTCCGTTTAGATTTTTAAACTCACAAGATGCTAAAGAATATTCCAAAAAGTTTCAAGAATGCAATTACGATAAGGAATCAATCAAGATCTTACATGAAGAACATGTTAGAAAACGCAATTCTTCGATTCTTACATACAGGGGAGAAGCAAAGGCAAGATTAGAACAAAAACTTCAAAATCAAAATAACAAGGGAAGTAGAAGATATGATAAACAGAGTAGTTTTAGTTGGTAGGATGACACGTGATCCTGAACTTAGAAGAACTCAAAACGGTTCAGCAGTTGCAAGTTTCACTTTAGCAATGAACCGTCCAAAGAGAAATGATGAAGAACAACAAGCTGATTATATTTCATGTGTTGTTTGGAATAAGGTCGCTGAAAACGTCGACAAGTACTGTTCCAAAGGTTCATTGGTTGGAGTTGAAGGAAGACTTCGCTCAAGATCTTATGACAACGCTCAAGGTCAACGTGTCTATGTTACTGAAGTTGTTTGTGATTCAGTTCAGTTCTTAGAAACAAAATCTAAGGACAAATATGAAGAACAACAATATCATTCACAATCAACATACAATCCAAATCAGTACCAACAACCAAAACAAAATCAACAACAAGACAGTTTTATGAATGAAAATCCACCTTTCAACATCATGGAAGATGACATTCAATTCTAGTCTAAAATAAAAAACTCAAAATTTTCATTTATAGCGAGTGTTTACTGTTAAGATGATTAACTTTACCAATTATCTAAAAACATTCGTTAGAATGAATATTTGACCAAGAAAATAACAAATTAAACAAAAAAGGAGAGATGAAAATGCTAATAAAAAAGGATGAAGAACCGTTTTTCTATAAATTTCTTTCAATAGCAAAGGAAATCATCAGGAAAAATAAAAGATACACACCAGTATTTTATGGCGACGATGAAAAGCTATATCTAGTATGTAACAACTATGCTGCAGTTTATGATTTTCAAAGTAATTTGCTATTGGATGATGAATTAAGAGAATTTGGAAAAATCCCTTATGAATTATCGGAATTACCGAATGGAGATATGAAATTGACAAAATCTGAACATTTTAGCTGTCAAGAATCATATTTAATTGCAATTAGAAATTTCTTCAAGCATACGGGGTATATGTCGAAAAAGGTTTTTTCTGTAGATAAAGGCGATCCTTACAAGATTCCAAAAATCGTTGAAGTGACACAAAGATGGATTTCCGAAGAAGATAACAAGATTTTGGACAAGATAGGATTTCCTGATATCTATATGTTGGATGCAAAACGTGTTGATGAATTCATTACGCTTGCTGGTGATTGGAACCCATATTATTTGGCAGCGTGTGATCAAACTGAGCTAAATGGTGGTCAAACAACCATCACAATGACAATTTACTTCAATATCAAAGATGACCCTAAGAAAAGTGCTTGTGATCAACAAGAAATGGAGCTTGTACAACAACCTACAAACTATGATGAATTCGAAAATGAAGATGTTGAAGAAATTGAAGATGAAGTGGTAGAAGATGACTATCAAGAAGAGGAACAATTGGATGCACTTCTTGAAGACACTGTTGTTCCAGAGGAGCTAGAAGATGACTTCGATCCAATGCTTGCTTGATTTAGGTATCAAAAATGATTACAAGAAATTTTGGTTTACCGTTCCAGGAACAATCGTTGGAAAAGGCAGACCGAGATTTACTACGCAAGGAAAATTCGTTAGAGCGTATACACCTAAAAAAACAAGGGATTACGAACAAAAAATAGCAATGTGCTATCGAAAAACTACAAGTTATCAAAGTGATAAAGCGTTGAGGGTGAAGATATTTGCATATAGAGGAATACCGAAATCAACCACCAAAAAATTAAGAGGTTGGCTATTAGATAAAACGTTTCTATGTACCGTTAAACCGGATATCGATAACATCATAAAAGTAGTTTTGGATGCACTCAATAATGTGGCATATTACGATGATATTCAAGTGTGTGAACTGGTTATCATTCGTGAATTTGCTGAAAATGAATGTTTAAAAATATGTCTAGAAGAAATTGGCGAAAGAAGGCCAAAATAGGAGGATAGAATTATGGGATTGTTTGATTTAGTTAGAGAAGAACAAGAAGCAAAGAAAAAAGCTGAGGAATCAGCTAAAAAAGATACAAAAGATGCAGTTGTTGAAGAAGCAAAAAAGGTTGAAGAAGCGCCAAAAGAAGCTGATCAACAACCTGCTCCAGTTGTAGAGGCTGAAAAACAAGCAACTGAAGAGGTAAAACAAGCAGCAGAACAACCAACCGAAGTTGTAGAAGAACCTAAAAAAGAAGAAAAACCTGCAGGTAAAAAAACACCTAAGAAAAAAGCAAGTACTGAAAAAACATACAAGTATCCATTCGGTGTCTATTCTGAAGGAAGATTGATTGATGTTTCTTCTTATGGGTTCGTAGAAGACCAAGATTACACTGAAAAGGAAATCACGGACATCATGTTAAAGCACAGACATTATGAATTTTCAGGAAAGATGGAGTACAACTTCATCAAAGATGACAATGTCTTAGTTGCAAATGCTGCACAACATAGAAAAGGGTAGGTGTTAAGCATGATCCAAAAGATAACTAAATATAAATTTTTTTGTGATTGGAGTTGGTGGGACTGGTTCTCTTCTAGCAAGAGACCTCCCAAAGCTTCTTTTAAACACACCACATAAAATGATACTTCTTGATGGTGATGTAGTTGAATTAAAAAACATTGAACGTCAAGGATATCAAGCTCAGGATATTGGAGACAATAAAGCATTATCATTATCAAGAAAAATCAATTCTCTTTATCCAATCGAATGTGAATTTGATGATAAATATTGCACGTATGAAAGTTTATTGTCACTTATCAAAAATGATAGAACATATGTACCTGTAATCATTGGATGTGTCGACAATGATTCTACAAGAACGATCTTAGAAGATGTATTCAAAAGACTTGATAATGTAGTTTATATTGATTCGGCCAACAGCGATTATGAAGGGAATATCTATATCACAACTAAAAATAACGGTATCCAAAAAAGCAAGTTTAGAAGTCAATGCTATCAGCTTGATTTAGATAAACATCCGCTTGAAAAATCTTGTCAGGAGCAAGCAGCTGATGGAAATGTTCAATTTCTTGTAACTAATGCAAAAATGGCTGTATCAATACTAGAACATTGTAATGCATTGTTATCAAAAGAATTGAAAGAGGGTGTTCAAGTTGTCAATCGATTTGAGACAGTTTTTTACAACTGACTATATTCCTCATGAATTTAAAGGGAACAGTATAGAAAATTTTATTTTAAATCTTTTCAGTTTTCTTCCTCAAAATATCATAGATGAAGCAACTGAATATCTTGAAGATGATGAAGTAGCACAGGAAGAATTCATATATAAAGAATTTCTTATTGATCATCTATTTGCTGACATCATCCCTGATTACGGTTTGGAAGGTGTACTTTTAGCATCTTTCTTTAAAATGGATGATTTAATAATCAATAGTGATGATGCACTCATGAATCAATGGTATGACAAACAAAATAATGTTTTTGTTGAATTAGACAACAAATATGTTCCACAAGTCAAAAAAATTTTTGAAGATGCACCTTACCATACAGCAATAGACTGGTGTGAATATGGAGGTGGCTATGACGATTATTCAATGGAAATTACTAGGTTGAGACTTTCACATATACGTTTTAAAAATAAATCATTGGCCAGAAAATTCAGAAAACTTTATAAAAAACATTATGAAATAAGGGCTATGCTAGATGAATTTAATTTTGGGTTTAAAAATGGTCAATTAATTAATTGGTGTGTTTCTAACATGGAATGTGATGGCTATGAAGTATTTGAAACTGATCTTTCGGTTTTGAATGATGCAGTCAATATCTTAGGAAATGCTTCAGGAAAAATGAGAAATGAAACCGAAGAACTTGAATTCATTCTCCATGCTCTATCTGAAATCCCGTCTAAACGTATGAATATAGGAAATTTAATTGAAGAACTTATTTCTTCTTTGAAATCGAATGAGGAGGTAATCATGTAATGAAAGAAGTGATTATGAGATTTTCAAATGTTCATCCTGATGTTGAATTATGTATCAAGAGAAACAAGAAAATTATCTTTAAAAAACTTTCGATTGATGAAGTAATGATGCTGATCAATCAATGTGCATCTCAAACCATTTTCAGTAGAAAAGTTAACTTATTGTCTCAAAATATTATTGGAATGGGTCCAGGATATACAGTAATCAAGCAAGAAGAACACATACAGTATGTAACATTCAACACAACAACATACAAGATTAATTTTCCTAATTCAATTTATGTTGTTAAGCATGATGGTAAAAAAATCAAAAGCATACAGAATTATTGCTATAAGAAGTATGAAGGTGGTAACACCGAACTTTATGATTATGCTATGCCTAATGTTTTGTCAGGAAATATGCTTTGTATTGGTAGTGCAGATAGAACGATCAGAAACAATGATATTGAAGGAGCATTAAATAAGATCATTGCTACACCTTACTCACACGCTACTTTTAACGGAATCAATGGATTTTCGACAACTGTTGCTTATTTTGAATACCTTGAAGCAAATCCATTTCCTTACAAATTATTAAGAAAGTTAAACAAGAGATTAAAAGATGTCGAAGTGTGATGAATTAAGAAAATTACTTCTTGAATGGGGCGAAGACAATTATTTGCCCCTCAAGAAAAAAATTGCATATCTGGAAAATGAAAATTATCGTTTGAGGGAACAAAACAAAAGAGTCAATGAAAGAAATAAAAGACTTTCTATGATTATTAAGAAAAAAAGAGAGGAAGCAAACCAATGAAAATAGATAGAGGAATTGTTCAATGTGACAGATGTAAAAGAATTTTCAAAACCAAAGAGGTCAATAATTATAAAATCTCATATCAAGCAGGTGGATTGAAAAGTGATGGTGGCATGGGACTTGTAAGAAAGAAAGCAGAAATCTGTTCCGATTGCAATATGGATTTTGAAGACTTCATGCGCAATAAACCAGTAGCAGGACGTGATACAAATGACAGGTGAAGAATGGTCAAAACTTTGTAAAGAGCGTGATGTTGTTGTAATCGATGCAAACTACAAGAATATGACGCATGAAGATGCTATTAAGTTTTTTGATTTATTAAATACTGCAATGGATCATGCTTTTGCTAGAAAGTACGATTTGGAAACTGGCCAATATGAGGATTATGCATTGCCTGATGGAGCTACATATTACGAGGATGATATGAACAAGAAAATTGCTTGTTGTGAATGCGGAAAGAAAATCATGTATGGAGCTTCTTATACATCAAGAATCATCTTGAATAGCGGTGGATTTGGCTATGCAGTATGTGAAGATTGTTATTACAAAAATGACATGAAAGATATCGTTAAGAAAGGATGAACAAAGATGATTAAAGTAGAAGAAATCGCTGAAAAATACAAAGGCTACGAAGTGGACGAGGAGAAACTAAAAGAGTTTCTCACTCTGCCTAAACCTAAAACAGTATGGGATTTAAAAGGAAGTGATAAATATTGGTATATTTCAGATTATGGGCAAATTTGTAAAAGTACATGGATTAATTTTGAATGTGAGATTATTAGAAGAGCTATTGGAAATTGTTTCTTAACAAAAAAAGAAGGCGAATTTGAAGTTGAAAGACGCAAGGTTGAAACCACTTTGTTGAAATACGGAAAAAAAGGCAAAAGTTCTCAAGATGAAGAATATTTTATTCTTTATGATTTTGTTGATAAAAAGGTTGCAATTTATCCGAGTGGAGGAGTTTGCTATCAAGGCACTATTTATTTTACATCCTATGCTTTAGCACAAAAAGCTATTAAAGAGGCTGGGAAAGACAACATCAAGAAATATATTTTTGGAGTTGATGTTGAATACGTTAAGAAAGGTTAAGGTGTAAAAAAATCTGTAGATTGCAGAAAAAACGGTACTAAGGAGGAACAACAATGAAAACAGTAAAAGAATTAGAAACTATGTTAGAAGAAGTTAGAAAAGATTTAGAAGAACTTAAAAAGAACAAAAACAGTTTTGAACCAACACCAAAAGGCTGGAAGCCTAAAAATGGAGAAAAATATTGGGTCGCACATTATAATTTAAGCCCAACAGTTTTCATTTGTGATGAAAGAACAATAACTAATAATATTATTAAATACAACCGCATTTTTAAAACTGTAGAAGAATGTCAACTATATTGTGATGTTCAAAGAGCATTTATGGACGCTTCTAGGGAGTATGTTTTAAATAAATACAACTACGTTCTTCGTTATGCGCACGAAGGTGGGGAAGTATTCATAACACCCTATACTAATGTTCAACCTACAGAATTATTTTTCGACAGTGAGGAAACAGTTCAAAATCTCATTGATAAATTCGGTGAGGAAAATATCAAACGTTACTATTTAGGGGTGTATTGATATGAAAAACTTTGAAAAATATGAAAAAGAGATTAAAGAGATAGTGAATCAAAATAAGCTTATTGCGGTTGTAAATAATAAACCATGTGTTTGTGAATGTAAGTGTACTGGATGCAAATTTGATAAAAGTAAAGGCGATATGAGAGGTTGCATAGTAAAAGCTTTTGAATGGCTCTATGAAGAATATAAAGAACCTATCAAGCTATCTCGTTTAGAATTTGAATTGTTGAAATGTCTTAAAGGTGAAAAACTTGAATATCTAGCAAGGGATAAATGTAAAGTTTATGTTTATGCATATGGCGCTAAACCTCAAAAAGGAAATCTCGGTTGGTATACGGAGTCAAGAGATTGCTGTTGTTTATCTTTATTTAGTAATTGTTTTAAACTCATCAAATGGGAAGATAAAGAACCTTACAAAGTCCAAGATATTCTAGATAATTGTGAGGTGGTTGACGATGAATAGACCCAAAATAGAAGATTGTACATGTGAAATAACATCGTACGAACTAGATGGTAGCGAGACAAAACAAAAGGTCACGGATTTAAAAAAATACAGTTTCAACTTAGAAAGATATTGTGATCAGTTAGAAAATGAAATTAAATCTTTAAAAGAAAATTTTGCCGATTGTATTAAAGAAAATAAGCGATTAAAAAAATCATTTAATGAATCAATAGATATGTTGGTATTCGCGCATGAAAATGGAGTTACAGATTGCTATGAAAAATGTCCTTTTAAAGAAGAATGTCAAGCAGATGACACCATGGAAAGTCATTGTGTAAAAGCTTCAAATTGGAAAAGGTTGGTGCTTGAAAATGGCTAAAACAAGAGGACAACTAATATCTATGTTCCAACATATGAAAACAATGTCTAATGATAATGCAATCAAACACATCAAGCATGAAGATATTGATACTACTTGTCAATATCTTTTAGAAGATAAGCAAAAGATTGAAAAGTTGGAAAAGGCTCTTGATAAGGCATGTGAAGAGCTGAAAAAATGTGAAAAAGATTTTGATAAAATATATGGTACCAGCTATGCAAAAATAAAGAATAAAAAATATTGGAAAAAGGAGTTGATGAAAGATGACTAAATTTGAATTGGATCTATTAAAAGAATTCTCTGATGATGGATGTGGTGGAGATGACTTTGATGAAATCAGTACATTAGTTGGTATGAGAATGAGAGGTTACTTTCAAGACGCTGAAGATGATGAAACTATTGATGAATTAATAGGGAGGTATGAAGAATGTATAAGCCACCAATAGAAATGGTAATGGAAGAAGTATTTCAAAAGATGGATGAGGATTTTGAAAATTCAATATTTAAAGCTATACAAAAAGTCGGTATAAATGTTGATAAAGAAGAACTTCTAAAAGCTCTAATTTATGATAGAGGACAATATGATAAAGGTTATGAGGATGCAATGAATGAGGTCAAGCATCCTCAACCTCTTAAGTTTGAAGATTTAGCTCCTGGTATGTGGGTTTGGGATAATTTCTTTACAACTTTTACAAGAGTAGAAAATACATATTTATATCCTGATGATGCTCTTGCCAAAGGAACTAAAATGATAACGTTTTATTGCGATACAGGTGTTCTAACTAGGGTGTTTAAAGAAAACAGATATTATCCAGTTCAAATTCCATGGGAAGGAGATAAAAAACAATGGGAACGTACTATAGAAAGTTACAAACAGTAAAGCATGCGTTGCAATACTATATCACTAGACCAAACGCTAATGAGAAAGATTTAGCAAGAGAAAAGAATTTATTAAAACAAGTTGAAGAAGAAGTGGAAATTTTCCAAGAAAGAAATCATATTCCAAAAAAAGAGGTGGAAATAAATGATTAAATATTGCCCAGATTTAACCGGGTTTGAAATAAGAGAATCGTATTTACGCGGGGGAGGAACGAATAAAACAGTTATTTTAAATCATTGTTTAAAAGATTCATGCATTGCTTATAAGAATGGTAAATGCATTAAATATAATAACAATGTAGAGATAAGACAAGAGGAGAGGAAATAAATGAAAAAAGTATTAATCATATTAGCAAGTGTATTTGTTTTAACTGGATGCTCAAAAGCATCTAGAGTTAATCATAATATTAGAGAAGATGCCAACAATTTTAAAATCACAAGAAAAGTCGTTGCTCTTAACACAAGAACAAATGATCCTTTATTTACCGTTGAGGGAAAGATTTCCCTTGATAGTGATGAAGATGGAGATTTAAACGTAACAATCAAAACTGGAAAAGGAAAGTACAAGTTGTTCTATGCTCATTTATCAAATGATGTTACATACACCTGTATTCAAACAGAAGCCAAGAAAGAAAACCCTTATGCCTATGACATTCAGTTCTTTCCAGCAAAAGAAGTTATTGAAAATGGGATTATTGATATTAAATCGAGTGAGTAGGTGATAAATAATGCAGGTTAAATCAGAAACTGAAAAGGATATAGAAAAACGCTGTGAAAATTTAAAAGAACAAAATGAATCGCTGATTAACGGGGTGGAAGCTGCAGAAAAAACAATAAACAATCTATATGGTTTGCTTCGAGAATACTGTCAGCAAAAAGAAAAACTCTTAAAACAAAATACAAAATTGTTAGCGATTTATACTGTCGTTATCATAGCTCATGTAATCACTACGATTATTGATCAATCGTATCGAAATACACTTATGTTTTATTTTCTTACAATCGTAAGTCTTGTGTATGGTATTGGTTGTGTAGTCAAAAGTCATAAAAGAAAAGGTGGTTGGAATGAATATATTGATTGAAAAACTTAATGATTGTCAGTTGACTGAACAAGAAATCAAATACGTCATTGGTCGTTTAACATGTGCAACCAACTTTGATAAAGAATTGCATTTGAAGGCAATTGAAAAGCTTGGAATACAAAGAAAGTACCTTGAAGAAGGCAATGTAGAAATAAAAGAAGATGGTGATAAATAATGTACATTAACCCATTTTGGTGTGGAGTTGCAGCAACTATTCTTGCTGAATTGGTAGGAATAATTGCTTATGCAATTTATCAAGATCACAAAAATTAATAATTAATTATTTTGGAGGGCAAGGAATGAAATATACAGATGAAGAAAAGAAGATCATTGATGAAGTTAAAAAATATCTTAGAGAATTACGTCTAATAAATATTGAAAAATTCTCTTTAACATTTGAAATTGAGGACATTCCAAGCCCTCAATCAATTAAATACAGTGATGAAGCTCCTGGAGGCTTTTCAAAATCCAAAGGAGAACAAATCACTTCTAATATGTTGCGCAGGGAGCTTCTAACAAAACGTCTAGAGCTCTTTAATAAGGAACTCGATAAATTTATGCCGTTAGTATATTTACTCAACGCAGGGCATAGAAACATCATTAGAACATATGTATGTTCAAGAGGATATAATGAAATGATTGACACATTGGAAGAATCATTTTGTATCAGCAAATCAACTTACAAAAGAGAGTTTCCAAAAGCATGTTTAGAATTATCTAAATATCTTGACATGGAACACCGCCCATCACTTGAAAAATTGAATAATATTTTTTATGAAAGCATCAAGAATGAATAAAAATTTCATTCTTTTTTATTCGTCAAAATAATCTCTAAAAGTCTATATATGTCTATAAATACACCTAAATACGCTTAAGTTTAACTAACTTTACCTTAATTCACCTAAAAAATCTTCATTTTTTTCTTATTTGTGTTATATTATTTATGTAGCTTGGAAGTATCGAAATCATTGTAAAAACAACATAGCTACAATGCTTTTTGTAAGTATGGGAATAAAATAGCATGCTAAAAGAAAAAAGGAAGAACGGCAATTCTTCCTCTTTTTCTACTTCGAATACTAGCTTTAAGTAAGTGTGGGATTAGTTCAACAACATTTTAGTTGCTACTAAGATTAAAAAGAGCATCACTAGGTATTCCATGAATACTTGCTCCTTTCCTTACACCAAAGCTAATATTCTTGCTTGATGTAAATAGCATGTTGCTAGTACCTCCGTAGTATATTTTGCACATCTTTGGATGTGCTTTTTTATTTTATCACATTTTGTTTTAAAATGTCTATTTGGGAGTGGTGCAGAAAAGCGAATAAAAGCAGTGTTTCGAATCTCTAGAAATAGTATCAAAAGCCATCAATAAGAACACTTTTATCACAAATGATAAATCTTTATTAAAAGTGGACCCATTTTGGACCCAAACTGAACCCAAAGTGAGCCCTAATTGGACCCAAAGTGGACCTAGAATGAACCCTTATTTCCATGCTATTATGCTATTGTGGTTTTTAAAGAAATGAAACAATCCCATTTAATTTAAAATCACAGTTCAGACATATAGGTTAAACCCCTTGCAAAAAAGTTCCTTACGGGAGCTTTTTTCTTTTGCAAAGAACAACGTCGCAGTTTTAACTGCTGTTTATATAAATAAAAAAACGGAGGTGGTGACATGATTTGGAAAAACACGAGTTAGCGTTTGAAGACTATAAAAACGGCATGAAGCAAAAAGAAATCGCTAAAAAATATGGTACGACAATCAACACCGTCAAGTCATGGTCACGCCGTTACGAGTGGTCAAAAAAGAAGAAAAAGGGTGAACCCCAAAATAAAAGTGTGCACACCAAAAAAGAATGCAAAAAAATAGCTGAAGAAATAGTAGAAACAAGTGAGCTGGATGAAGAACATCAGCTCTTTTGTATTTATTATTTGAAATATCACAATAAAGTCAAAGCATATCAAAAAGTAAAGCCAAATACTCCATACAACAGTGCTTGTGTGATGGCTTCAAGGTGGTCTAAACAGCCGGCAGTAATAGAAGAAATAAATCGTTTAAAAAAAGAATTGTATGAAGATGCTCTTCTTGATCCACAAGATATTGTTCAAAAATATATTGATATTGCCTTTGCTGATTTGAATGATTATTTGGAATATGGCCGAGAGGAAGTACCAGTAATTATCAAAAATCCTGATACAGGCGAGGATGAAGTTCTAAAGCAAACTGTCAATATGGTTAAATTCAAAGAATCAGCCTTTGCTGATGGAACTATTCTAAGTGAAGTCAAGCAGGGTCGAAATGGAGCGAGTATCAAATTGGCGGATAGAATGAAAGCTTTGGATTGGTTATCAAAACACATGAATATCACTACTGAAGAACAAAAACTCAAAATTGAAGTATTGAAAAAGCAATTGAATACGAATGATCAAGAAGATGATGGAGTTGAAATCATAAATGATGCACCAATTTAAGAAAAAACAGGTTCGTATTTCAGATATTGTCATTCCAAAGTTCTTGACTTGCTTCAATGATATTTCACATGTTCATAAAATTATGGACAGTGGCCGTGCTGGAACAAAATCAAGTTATGCTGCTATTCATGGAATTTATAAGATTGTAAGCGAAGATGAATGTTCGGTAATAGTCATGAGAAAGTTTCACAATAAGCTTTCTAAGACTGTCTACAATGAATTTAAACGAGCAATCAAACGTCTAGGATTGAAGAAAAAACAGTTTAAGATAACAAAGAATCCAATGAAGATTACATATCTTAAAAATGGTAATTCGGTTTATTTTACAGGGAACGACTCTATCGATGATACAAAAGGGATCATTGATGAAGAAAAGCCTATCAAACTTGTTATTTTAGATGAGCTGACCGAGTTTTTTGAACGTGGCCAAGGAGAAGATGAAATATCCAACATAGAAGCGACATTCGTACGTGGTAATGATGATGAATTCTGTATGGAGTATTATTTCAACCCTCCTAAAAATCCTAACGCATCCATTTTTAAATGGGTCAAAAAGATGGAAAAACGTAGTGACTGCATTCATATCCATGTTGATTATAGAGATGTTCCAGAAAAGTGGCTTGGTAAAAAGCTTATTCAATCAGCAATGGAAATGAAAAAAGTCGATGAAAGAATGTACAACTGGATTTGGTTGGGAATATCAATTGGATTGGATGAAATCGTCTATTACATGTTTGATAAAGATAAACATGTTTTGGATAGAAACCTTACAAATGATGAAATAAACGGAATTACAAGGATTGATGCATCTTGCGACTATGGTCAAATGAATGCGACAGTATTTGAATTTTGGGGACTCAATCCTACATTGAAAACTGTTTTTGGACTTGATGAATTTTATCATTCAGGGCGTGAAAGTGGTAAACAGCTGACACCTAGTGAGTATGCATTTAAATTCAAGAAGATGTGCGAAAAAATCAAGGAAGAATTTGGACAATATCCTCGAAACCTCTATATTGACCCAAGTGCACGAGGACTTGCTGAAGAAATCAAAAGAGCCTGTCCGTTTATCAAAATAAGAGGCGCTCAAAATGATGTCAAATTAGGGATTTCAAGAGTCCAAAAAGCAATAGCGTTTCAAAAAGTACTGTTCAGTACACGTCAGGAAATGCTTTTGAATGAAATCGTCATTTACAGCTATGATAAAAAAAGCATTGAAAGTGGTATTGAAAAACCTGTAAAAGATGATGATCACTGCATGGATGCATTGAGATATTACATCATGGGCATCTGGAAATATATTAAAAGATATCTTCCTGATGTAGAGAAGAATGAAGGTGGTGAGGATGATTAGTGTTTACAGCGATAAAAAGATTTCTAGAAAGGATTAAGAATAGAATGTTTGCAACAAAAGATATAAATAAATTTTTCGATATCGATATTGCAATGTCGAATGACATGGTCGATTCAATTGATTTATGGAATAAGATTTTAGAAAACAAACAGCCTTGGCTTGATAATGAAAAAGGTGTTAAATCATTGGCATTGGCTCAAGGAATTGGTGAAGAGCTTTCTAAAACATCAACAAGAGAATTGATATCAAAAGTTATATCGAATGATTTTGTCAATCAGGAATATCAAGAGTTTATTAAGGATATGAATGAAAATCTTCAATGGGCTTTAGGCGAAGGTGGTGTTGTTTTCAAACCATATGTAAGTGACAATCAAATATTTGTTGATGTTGTACATGCTGATAAGTTTTTTCCTGTTACATTTAATGGAAGAAAGAAAATTACTGCAGGTATTTTTGTAGAACAAATTTTCAAAGGCAAAAACGTATATACTCGATTAGAATATCAAAAGTATGAAAATGGAGTAAATACATTTGAAAACTATGCTTTTATGAAAAGAGATTATTCTCAAGGAAACTATAGCTTTTATACTGATTTTGGCAATCAAATTCCATTGGATACTATTCCAGAGTGGAAAGATTTAGAGGAACATTTTGAGATTGGTGGCGTTGACAGACCGCTTTTTTCTTACTTCAAAACACCAGTCATCAATACAATTGATAAGATGTCCCCGCTCGGTGTACCTTGTTATGTCAAAGCAATCAATTTGATTAAAGATGCAGAGGAACAATACAGCAGATACATTTGGGAATTCGTTGGTGGCGAAATGGCAGTTGAAGCATCAAGTGATGCATTTGAAATTGATTCACGTACCAATGAACCAAAACTTCCTGAAGGAAAGAAAAGATTGTACAGAACATACGATATCGATAATTCTTCAGGACAAACAACTAATATCAATGAATTAATCAAAGTACATGCACCTCAATTAAGAGATGCCAACTACGCTGCAGGATTTAATGATATTCTAAAGAGAATTGAATTTGAATGTGGTTTATCATATGGAGATTTAAGTGATCCACAACAAGTCGATAAAACTGCGGAAGAAATCAAGTCATCCAAACAAAGAAAATATGATACTGTTTCAGCTATTCAAGACAGTTTGAATACTGTACTTGAAGATATAGCATATGCAATGAATGTTTATGCTATCGGAATGGGCAAATCAAAGTCTATGGAATGTGTTGTTGAAACTGATTGGGGAGACAGTATCTTGACCGATACTGAAAAACAAAGAAATATCGACCTTCAAGAAGTCAATGCTGGTTTGATGCCTGAATGGAAATACAAAGTCAAATGGCAAGGCATGAGTGAAGAAGAAGCAAAAAGAGAAGTTGCTGAAAATTCTGATGAAGGCATTGAATATGATGATGAAGATGACGATACAGAAGAGGATGTAAATGTTAACTGATAAATTTTTAGAAGAGTCGGGTGATGATGTCTCAAATGACTTCAGCACATTGGAAACTCTTCTTTTAATTTGGATGGGTTTGCGTTTAAGAAATCTTGCATCTTTAGAAGATATCGAAGAAGAGTATCCAAAATGGAAAAATAAAGCAAGTAGAGAGTTTTTTGAATATTCGGGTACTGAATTCCAAAAGGTCAAGAAATCGTCTCAAAACAAAGTAAAATCGGCTATCAAAAATGGAATAGCAATGACAGTCAGCAATATTTTTTCGAGATTGAAAAATACTGATGCTCAAACTTCTAAAAAAGACATGTTGAACAGGTCAAACAAGAATTTGAACAAAGGTATCAAGGATACTCAAGGTGAAATCAAAAACCTTTGCAACATTTCAAGAAAGTGCACCAACAAGCAGTTTATAAAGGCGTGTGATGAAGCATACTCTAAAATCGTTGCAGGAAACAATGCTGATAAAGCTATTGAATCATCAATCAGAAAACTTTCTCAAAAAGGTATCGAAGTAGTTGGTTATACTGATCATACAACTTCAATGGATGCTGCAGTTAAAAGAGCAGTTACAAGTGGTGTCAATCAAACGTCTTTGAAATTTAAAATGGATAACTGCAAAGAGTTGGGCATCAACATTGTAAAGACTTCAAGTCATGGAGGTGCTCGACCATCCCATCAGGAATGGCAAGGTAAATTATTTTATCTTCATACTCCTGTAAAAGGTCTACAGAACTTTAAAAAGGCAACGGGATATGGCCGTGTTGATGGCCTAGGTGGAGCAAACTGTAGGCATTCTTTTTATGAGGTTACTGATTATGAGTATAAGAACAATCTAGTCGATACCGAAGAATTTGACAAGAACAGGAATGATGATCAATACGAGCTGGAACAAAAGCAAAGATATTATGAGCGTCAGATTCGTTCTTGGAAGAAAAGGAAGAATATTCTTGATGAATGCGGTGTAGATTCCACCAAAGAAGCTAAAAAGATTAGAGAATGGCAAGATAAACGTTCTCAATTTATTAAAGAAAGCAATATCCAATTCAAGAAAGAACATGGTATTGATAACGTTCTTAAAAAGGCTTATCCAAGAGAGAAAGTATTTAACAATAGCAAGTTATCAAACAAAAAAGGCAGTAAATTATACCATGACGACGAATGGCTACCATTCAATTTTAAACCTAAAAAGGAAGATAAACCTAAAATAAAAATGATTACCAATTCAGATGAATTTGTTGAAAAAATGATGAAAAAAGTGACCATCGAAAGCGATAATGATGATTTTAAAGAAGGAATAAAAAAAGAAATTAAAATCATGCATGAAGAAGCTACAAAATTCTTGATAAATAAGAAAATTCCTATTAAACAATCAGATACAGAAACAGCATATGATAGTAGCGTGAATACTATCTTTGTAGCTCAAAAACATTTAAAGCCTGGTACCTTAGCGCATGAAGTAGGTCATGCTTTGGTTGATAAAAACAATTTATATGAAAATGAAGAATTGGCAATAATCATGAAAAATGTTGTTGCTAACGCTAAATATGTAGTTAAAAAGAAAGATGATGAATACTTCATCTATTTACATTCAGATAAATTTGTTCGTAATTATCAGGGTAAAACATATATAAATGTTACAAAAAAATACAAGAATCTAAAAAAAGGTGAACATTTAAAAATTGGTGCTTTTGATTATAGAAAATTAGAAGAATATGTCAGTGTTGGCTATGAAACTTTTGTAAGCAATCCTCAATTGTTATATGATAAAGATAAAGAATTGTATGATTTCTTTAAGAAAGGTGGATTGTTCAATGAGGTCACAAAAGGAAAAAAATAAGGAAATAGAAATTGAAATTGAAGGTAATCTCGAAGATTTATTGACTGAAGAAGAATTAAAACAGCTTGAGGAAGATGAATATTTAGATGGAGGACCAGGATACATTCCTACCTGGTCAAGTTGCTATAAACCAAAAGAAAAGAAATAACATATTAAAGCAAGAAAGGGATGAAATAGAATGTCAGCGTATATAAAGTACCCAGAAGAAATTCAAAAATGCATAGATATTTATGATCCTTATGGTTCTCAAATTGCCAATGGCGAGTTAGATAAGCTTCCACAAGAAGTGATTGATGCATATAACAAAGCAAAAAAATGGTTTTGGGAACAAGAACAATAAATAATAAGTCAACGTAAGTTGGCTTTTTCTTTTACTTGAAATTAGGAGATTTGATATGAAAACTGTAATAAAAGTATTATTCGTTCTTTTAATTGCTTTAAAACTTATTGATCTATTCATTTGTGGGTTATGGAAAATTCTTATCCCACTTTTTATTTTCAGCTTAATTATGGTTATTGCTTTTGTTTTAGAAATATTTTAGTAAAAAAGGAGAAAACAAATGGGTTCAGATGAATTTTTAGATTTATGTAAAAAAGTAGTCAGAGAGTACACAGAAGAACATCTTGATAAAACGGATGGCAAAGTTGATTTTGATGTTTATGCTGTTTGGAGTTGCAAAGCGTTACAAAATAGTAAAGCATTAGCATCAACATCTCTTCCGGACGGAATGTATTACGAATGTACGTATAATGGAGATAAGAAAGAACTTTATTTAGATGCTTATAAGAAAATTGAAAATAGATGTATCAAGTTAGGAGAATAAAAATATGAAATTTAAAAGAGCGTTAAAACTTATGTATAACGGAGAAAAAATTAAGCTTCCAAGTTGGGGTGGATATTGGTATTGGGATGATGAAAAGAAAACAGTAATCATGCATACCAAAGAAGGCAAAGAAATGGATATTAGAGAAACTGAAAGAGTTATTTATACGTTATCTAATATTCTTGATGATGGATGGATTCTTGCTGATGAAGAAAATTGTCCTGAATTAGGTGGAGAAGCTGCTTTTGGTTTTGATGAAGCTATCAAATATCTAAAAAGAGGAATGAATCTTGCTAGAAAAGGTTGGAATGGTAAAGGAATTTTTATTCATTTATGTGAAACAGATGCAACAACAAATCCTTTTGTTTGTATAGATTCATCTAATTTACAAACTGATAATCTAGATGCAAAGAAAAATATTGTACCTTGGGCACCATCACAAACAGATATGTTAGCGGATGACTGGGTATTTTTTGAATAGGAGGATGTTATAAATGAAACTATTCATTAGTCAACCAATGGCAGGAAAAACGGATAAAGAAATCCTAGATGAAAGAGAAAGGGTGCTATGCAATGTAAAAGAATTATTTCCTGATCAAGAAATTGAAGTGATTGATTCATTTTTTTGATGGCGAACCTAAAACTCCTCTTTGGTATCTAGGTGAAAGTATCAAATTGTTAGGTCAAGCTGACATTGCTTATTTCTGCAAGGATTGGGAAAAGTATCGAGGATGCTGTATCGAACATGAATGTTGTGTTAGATACTCAATTAAACATGTAGAGGAGTAGGAACGAAAAATTCTAACGGGCGCAATTTTGCGCTGGTTAATATTCCTTCATAATTACGAATCTTTTTCAATAAGTCTTTATGTTTGATTTCATTTATAGTTAGTGCTATTGAAACAGTATGAAAAGGTATAAAACAATATAACACCAATTAAATTGGTTGTTAACCGCATTTTTACGTGATAGAATACTTATGAAAAGAGTAGAATAAATATGTGGAGGTGGGATTATGACTTATCAAGCATTACCTGTTAGCTTTTTCGAAAATCTTAAAACACAAAAAAACGCTAAAGTTGATAATGATGAAGTTGTTCCATTTCAATTTAGCGAAAAAGTGTTAAAAGGAGAAAGTAAAGTAAAAGCTACTTTACCAAAGAAAAAGAAATGTGCAGAGTAGGAGATATTATTTTAATTAGAAAATATATTGGAGAAGATGGCACACGTCAAAGAAATCATCCTTTCATTGTATTGAATGACAGTGAAGGTAAAATTGAAGGTTTGCCATTTGATCTAACATGTTCAGTCATGTCTTCTTTTAAAAACGAAGAGCATCGAAAGAAGAAACTTTCAATGAAGCAAAATTTAGAAATTACTGTTGAAGATGGGGTTAAGAAAGATGGCTTTATTAAAGCTAATCAAATTCATTATTTTCAAAAAGATAAACTTGATTATATTGTAGTCGGTTCGGTAACTCCTGAATTATTTGCTGAACTTATGAAATTAATTGAAGAACTTTTTAAGGATGAAGAAATATTGGTAAATACTTCTAATCTTTAGAAATTATCAAGCCACGAATAAGTGGCTTTTTATTTTGGATGAAAAGGTATGAAATGATATAAAAAATAAAAAAGCTCCTACTCATTTGAGTTAGAGCTATTAAATGCTTGAATACGATTATCATCATAGATAATTTTAATATCTTTATAACGATTAATGATAGAATTTACAACACTTTCATACGTTTCATCATCTATAGTTTTATCATCATAAATTTCTTTAACTTTACGCCAACGATCAAAAAAATCGTTAACAATTGCATTACCTGGTTCAAGATAATTTTGTGAGATATCATTATTGGAAATTACATTGGAATCTTCAATTATTGAAAATTTAACATTCTTACATACTTTTACTATTGCTTGAAATACTTCGCTGTATGTATTAAAATGTTCAACATTTTTTAAATCTGTTCTACCACATAGCCAATCAATAGATACATTACATTTTTCAGCAATATTGCATAAAGTGTCTATATTTGGAGTTTTTGAACCTTTTTCATATGATGACAGTGTAGTTTGAGCAATGTTAAGTAAAGCACCAAACTGGTTTTGTGTTAAATGCATAGATTCACGAAGTTTCTTTAATCTAATTGCAAATAATTCTTGATTCATATTTACCACCTCTACTATTGTATTATAAACGATTTTTAATAAAAATAAATATTTAACAATAAAAAGAGTTAAACATTATTGACTAATTATATTTATTAATATAAGATAATAAATGTAAATGAAAGGAGGGACAGCTATGAAAAACTTAATACTTAAAATCGATGAAGAGTTACATAAGCAAATAAAAATTCATACAACCGAAAATGGTCAAACCATAAAAGGCTATATAACCACATTGATAAAAAGAGATTTAGGTATAAAAAAAGACATTCGTAAATAGTTTTGACCGACTAACGAATGTCACCTAATCAAGGCACTAATAGTATAACATTTAGTGCCTCTAATTTCAAATGAACAGAGGTATTGTGCTATGAATTTTTAAATATCTCTTGACTTTATGTCAGCCATATATTATTATGACATTGTGGCAGACAAAAAGAAAGGAGGATAGCATGAGTCCAAAAACAGGACGTCCTAAAGTTAAAAATCCTAAATCAAATAGAATAACAGTAAGAATGGATGACGAAACATTAAATATTCTTACTGATTACTGTGAAAAAGAAAAAATAGATAAAGCAGAAGCTATAAGAAGAGGAATTTTAAATTTAGGGAAATAAAAAAAGGAACGACAAAACCCTGAGAAAGTTCACGTTCCTTACCACAACAAAGTGAGGCATTTAGATTATAGCACTAAATACCTCTCAAAACAATTTAAAAAGAGTGAGGTATAAAGATGATAGTACAATTTTTTGCGTTAAATTTTAAAATTCCTCTTGAATTGTAGTGTGATACAAGTTATTATAATGTTGTACACTACAAGAAAGGAGGGTTTATGGTTAATAAGAGTAGAGCAGAATATTTCCGAAAAAGAAGAGAAAATAAAAAGACTTTTGGAGCTTTGATTGATAAAGACAAAGCAGAAAAGTTAGAATCTATTTTAAAACAAAAAAACCAGTCAAAAAAAGATTGGTTAGAAAGTAAAATTGATGAGGAAATATCAAAATAAAAAAAGAGTAACATCAGCACGACCAAGCACTTGTTACTCTTTACCAAAAGGCAAGATTATTGTACTACATTTTGCCTTTGAACACAATTGAAGAAAGAGGTAAAAGTTATGTTAGAAGAATTAGATGAAATCATTAGTATAATTAGTGATTTAGATGACAAATTGAATGATTTGGAAAGAATTAATTCAATGGTCATTGTTACATGTGATGCATGTGAAAACGGGAATGATATTAAATATGATGTTGCAAATGTTATGGCAATCATCCAATGTCAATTAGAAACGTTAGAAGAAGATATTAGATCAAACATTTATAAATGCAATGATTTAACAAGAAACATTCAAGAAACAATTAACAAAGGAGGTTGTCAATATGGAAGAACTACAAATATTTAACAATGAAGAATTTGGAAATGTAAGAAGCTTGATGATTGATAATGAACCTTGGCTTGTTGGTAAAGATGTTGCAGTTGCACTTGGGTATAACAATCCTAGAGATGCCATTTCTAAACATGTTGAAGATGAAGATAAGGGGGTAGCAAAATGCGACACCCTTGGAGGAAAGCAAAATTTAACTATCGTAAATGAAAGTGGATTTTATTCTTTAGTCTTCGGTAGCAAATTACCATCCGCAAAGAAATTCAAACATTGGGTAACAAGTGAAGTACTTCCAACGTTGAGAAAGACTGGTTCATATGCTAAAGTACCAACTGACCCAAGAGAATTGCTTATGTTGACAATTAAAGCCCATGAACAAACAGCTCAAAGAGTTGATGTTCTTGAAGAAAAGGTATCTGATTTAGAAAAATCAACAACGATTGACAGTTCACAACAATATACACTTGAAAGAATTGCTAAAACAACTGTAATTAGTGCACTAGGCGGTATTGATTCAAGAGCTTACCAATTAATGAGCAGAAAGCTTTTCAGCAACATTTGGAGAGACTATAAAAAGTATTTCAAATTAGGCTCATATCGAGATACCCTAAAGACTGATTATGAAAATGCTAAAAATTATTTGGAATCATGGTCTCCCGAAGTCAATACAAGCTTGAAAATCAAAGAATACAATAGTCAATTATCAATGGTATTAGATTAAAAATTAAATATGAATATAAAGCGAGTTCAAAAGACTCGCTTTTTCTATACGCAATTTTAGAGAAAGGAGGTGTTTTTCAATGGCTGAAGGATTAAGACCACATCATCATCAAGAATTTGAATATCATACTATTCAATATTTTGATAAGAAAAGACACGTTATTGTTAAGAAGATACAGTATATGTGTATGATTTGCGGTCGTGTTCGTCATGAAAAATACGATTGCTACGTACCGCCACCTAAAAGCAAAACAAAAGCACTAGAGAGAAATAAAAGGAAATACGGCAATAGAGACTGATATTTCCTTTTTTTGTACCCAAAAACTGAAAACAACATAGCAACACATGAATAAAACAAAAATTTTGAGGTGGGCAACTCGTAAAACTGCAACCACACAGGCTGATGCAACCAGCGTACTAAAGCGTAGTGAATGAAAGGATCTTATGAAAAGAGAATTTTTAAAGAATTTAGGATTAACAGATGAACAAGTTAATCAAATCATGACTGAAAACGGTAATGATATTGAAAAATACCGCAAGGAAGTCGAATCAAAAACAAAAGAGCTAGAAACATTGAACACAAAATATGAATCAGCTCAAAACTCCTTGAATGATGCGAATAAGCAAATCAAATCATACAAGGACATGGATATTGAAGGTATCAAAAATTCCGCTGCTGAATGGGAAAAGAAATATAAAGATGAAACTGCAGAGTTGAACAACAAATTGACTCAACAAGAAAGAGACTTTGCTACTAACTCATACTTTGCAGGAATGAACTTTACTTCTGAAAGTGCCAAACGTGGAATCATTTCTCAATTCAAGGAACAAAACTTTGAATTGAAAGACGGCAAATTCATTGGAGCGGATGAATATATCAATGGTTTAAAAGAATCGGATGCAGGAGCATTCGTTGTTGAAAAAACTAAAGATGAACCTTCATTACCAACATTTACAAAAGGTACTGCTTCTAAAGGAGCACCTGGAGGAGAAAACAATGCAAATGCATTCGGTTTCCATTTTGCAGGTGTTAGAGCAATGCCAAAAGAATAACATATCAGGAGGAAATTAAACTATGGCAGCAGTAAACTATGCACATGCATATCAACAAGCGTTGGAACAAGCTTGGCCTTATGCGCTTTATTTCGGAGATTTATTCAATACTCCAAATAACCAAAAATATAGATGGGTCAATGCAAGAACAATTGAAATCCCAACATTAGAAACTACAGGACGTGTAGATTCAACAAGAGATACAATTGCCAATGCAACTAGAAACTACAATAACGCATGGACACCATTAACTTTAACCAATGAAAGAAAATGGTCTACTTTGGTACACCCAAAAGATATTGATCAAACAAATATGGTTGCTTCAATCGGTAATATTACTGAAACATTCAACCAAGAACAAAAATTCCCTGAAATGGACGTATATTGTGTTTCTAAAATCTATGCTGAATATCAAGAATTAGGTCAAACACCTATTACTGATGAAATCACAGCAGCAAATATCTTAGAATATTTTGATAAAATGATGATCAACATGGCTGAAGCACGTGTTCCATCTACAGGAAGAATCTTATATATCACACCAGTTTACAATGCAATGTTAAAACAAGCTGAAAAATTAGCTAGAACTGTAATCATTGGTGATGCAGAAAATAAATTAAACAGAACTATCGCTAACTTAGACTTGGTTAAAATCGTTGAAGTTCCATCAGAATTAATGAAAACTGTATATGACTTCACACAAGGGTATAAACCTGCAGTTTCTGCAAAACAAATCAAAATGTTTATGGTGCATCCATTAGCAGTCATTACACCAATCAACTATGAATTTGCTAAATTAGATGAACCATCTGCAATGTCTGAAGGAAAATGGGTCTACTATGAAGAATCACATGAAGATGTATTTGTTTTAAAGAAAAAAGTAAATTCAATTCAATTTGCAGTTGAAAAATAATAAAGAGGAGGATGATCTATGTCACAAGTAAGAAAAGGAAATAGAATCCTTACAATCGAGCCACATAGAGTTGATGACTATGTTGCTCGTGGTTATGATCATATTGATGAAGAATCTGGTGAAGTCATTAAAAAAGGTGACCCAGTTTCTTTAGCGGATTTTAAAAGAGAATATTCATCTTTAAAAGCACAAATTAAAGAAAAAGATGCAAGAATCGTTGAATTAGTAGCACAAAACGCTGATTTAACAACAAAAGTTGAAGAATTAGAAGCAAATGCTAAAACTCCAGCAAAAGCATCTAAAGCTAAGAAAGATACAACAGAAGAATAGTATGAAGGTTTCTTATGAATATTACGTAGATACATTCAAAGGAAAAATATGTCAGCCTGAATTTGAGGACCTTGTTGAAACTGTAATTGATTTAGTCAAGGGTTACGCTGAACAATTCATTGCACCATGGGCATTAGAAAAAAATATCGATTATTACTGTTTGGAACTTAAACGAGCAGTATGCTATCAAATCGATTATCTTCAAGCAAATGGTGGTTTGAATGCTCTAAATGGCACAAGCGATTTAGATTTACAAAGTGTATCGAAAGACGGATTTAATTATAGCTATGGTGATAGGGGCAACAAATTCAATGGTGTTCCTTTTTCATCCGTTTCAGCTTATATGATTAAAAGTGAATTGAGAAGAAAAGGTCTTATGTGCAGAGTGGCCAAACGATATGATTAGCTCTCCTCGTATTTTAAGACCTTTTACTGTTACTTTGATTCATAAAGTTGATGAAGATACTTTTATTCCATACGTTCTTGAAAACGTTGGATTTGATGAAAACTATGGCATTACACAATCAAACAAGGGGATTTCTGATGCGGACAGTGTTCTTTTAACGATTGATTTGGGTGATTGTGGTGAGCTTACATTTGTTGATCAGCATGATTACAAGTCAAAAAAGAATACTTTTACGATTGGAAATGAAGATTATTTTGTCTTGGATGTGGTAAAAGAAACGGACTACGATGAATTGAAAAAGACAACAAATGTCTATTCAATCAATAAATATGCCTGTTATCGCCCGCCAGGAACGAAAGAAATCCAGTTCATTGAGGTGTATGCTTCTTGAAGATTTCTATTGATGTTGACTTTTCTCAAGTGAAAAAAGATTTAGAAGGAACTAAGGAAAAAGCCTATCAGACTCTTAAAAATTCTGTAATAAGAGATACTGATCCTTACGTTCCTTTTTCCAATCTACATCATACGCATTTGAGAGAAACGCCTGATATTGGAGATAATGCCAAAGAGAAAAAACAAGTCATTTACGATACTGATTATGCGCAACATGTGTATAAAGGTACAGGGATGAACTTTGACAAGTCACGTCATCCAAAGGCAACGGCCAAATGGTTTGAAAAATCAAAGAAAGCAAACATCAAGAAATGGATCAAAAGTGTAGAGGACGTGTTTAGAAATGGAAAATAAATCAAATAAAAAACTGACATATGAAGAATACAACAGGGTATTGGATTGTATCTATGACTTTTGCAAGAAGTTGGATATTCAAAATGTACAAAAAAATATGTGGAAATTAGATTTCTTTACTTCAAACAAGGATGACCAAATCATGGTTCAAAGAATATCTAATCGGGCTGAAAAAATAAATGAAAACATCATAGGGGGCTATACTGCGGTATTGCCTTTTTATATTAATTTTCAATCAGGAGCTAAAACTGAAAAGAGTGTCAAAAAAATTACTGATGTTCTGGATGCATTAGCAAACCGATTTGAAATGGAAACAATGAATAAATTTGAAAACATTGTTTTTCCTGATGATATAGTTCCACAGAAATTAGAAATGATTGCCAATCCTGGTGTTGAAACCTATGACAATGGCATTGCTAATTTTTCAGCACTGTATCAATTAACTTACTACAAGAAAGGAGCTTTTGAATAATGGCACAAACATTAAGAAATACTGTAGTAAACCGTCATGAAAACCTACACTACGTCAAATTCGATGGTGTATCAAAACCTGTATTGGCTGGTACTGGTTTAACTGATTGGACTCAAGCTGTAGATCCTTCAACCGATGACGGACAATACATTAATGAAAAGACTTCTCACTCAAATATGATGGCATATACACCATCGGTTTCATATTCAGGTGAATTGATTCCTGGCAATGAGTTTGTTCGTCATATCTATGAAGTTGGTAAAAAAGAAATTATTGGTTCCATGTTTGATGAATATGAAATTGAAACATGGGCACCTGTTGAAGGTTCAACTGGATGTTTTGCAGCACATCACAGACAATATGAAATTCAACCATCTAATCCTGGTTCCGGTGAGGGTGGAGGAAAAATTGCATTGGAAGGAACTTTCGCTCAAAAGGGAGCTTCCGAACATGGCCAATACAATGTAGCAACCGGAGAATTTACTGCAGGTGAATATGACTACACAACTGGTAAATTTACAGCTGCTTCACCTCAATCAGGTGCGTCATCTACACCAGCAGGCAAATAGAAATCAAATAGGAAAGGGATTATTACTATGTTAGAAATCAAGATTCAAGAGAATTTATTCGATGTAAAAATTAAAGATCGTATTTTCAGTATCGATGCTGACAATATCGATAATCATTTGCTGATTGACAAGTTCATCAAAAAATACAGAGGCAATCGTACAATTGACGATACCTTTATTGAAGACTGTCAAGTCGTCATTGATGAATTATTAGGAAAAGGCTCATATGATTATCTTTTTGATAAGGATGATTTAAAACCTTACTACGTAATCCTAGCTCTTGCAGAAGAAATTCAAGCCAAGTTTGATGAACACGCTACGACTGAACGTCAAAAAGAAAAGCAAGACAGAATCAAAAATGAGCTTGACAGTTTAAACTCACTTACAAGGGAATTTGGAAACCTTCAAAAGCAAATGGATTACACAAAAAACAAATACGGGTTAAAAGATTATGTTAATTCTAGACAAAAGAGATCTTCAAAAAACAATAAGAATAGAAAATCAAGAAATAGAAATAAGAACTGATTTTAGAACATGGATTCAATTCTCTTGTATCGTTTCTGACAAGTATATTGATGAAAATTATAAAATCCCTATGCTGTTTGATTTGGTGATTCCAAACTATGAATTGTACATGGAAAATGTTGATTCATTGGAATTACTGAAAGGAATTCTTGATTTCTACAAATGTAATAAACCGGATAAACCTGAGAAGAAATCTAATAAAAAAGTTGGGTTTCTTTTTGATTATGATATGGACCTCATCTTTGCTGCGTTTATGCAGCAGTATGGCATAAATCTATTGAGAACCAATATGCATTGGTGGGAATTCAAAGCATTACTTAATGGATTGAATGACGACACCAAGTTCGTTCAGGTCGTTGGATATAGAACTGCGGATCTATCGAAAATCAAGGACAAGAAGGAACGTGCAAGAATGAAAGAACTTCAAGATTACTATGCTATTCAAGAACAGGGGGACCCATTCCAAAGAACTCAGGAAGAAATCGAAGCAGAATTATTTGAATCGTTAGGAATTCCAAAAGAATAAATTAAAGGCAGGTGGTATGATGGCAGATGGTAAAGTTGTAATTGATTTAGAAATCAATGATAAAAACGTTGATAAGAAACTCAATACAGCTGATAAAAAAGTAGATAAATTTGCTAAAGATGTATCACAAAAAGAAGCTAAACCTAACGTTGATGCTGATACTAAGAAACTAGAAAAGAAGCTTGATGAAGCATCAAACGAGGTTGAAAGTTTTTCAAAAGAAGCTACTGACAACGCAAAAGTTGAAGGTAGTGCAAAAATGGACACTTCCAATTTTGAAAAGAGTGCCCAGACAGTAAAATCAGAAGCATCTGCGGTTGAAAAAGCTATAGATGTTGATGGTAAAGTTGATGTTGAAGATAAAGCAACATCTAAAATAGACAATGTAAAGAAAAAGATAGATGATTTCTTAAACAAAAAAAACAAGCCAAAACCTATTGAGCCTCCTGACTCTGATGATTTTGAGAAAAAGCTTCAAGAAATGGAAGATAAAATCAAATCATTCGGTGCAAAGATTGCAGGATATCTAGCAATAGGAGAAGCAATTAAACAAGGAACTGAAATTGGAAAAGAAGTCTATGAAGATTTTGAAGATTCAGTTGCACGTGTCAAAGGCGCTCTAGGAGAAACAGATGACCAAGTGAGACAAACCGCACAGGTTATCAAGGATGTTTATGAAGCCGGTCTCGGTGAAAGCATGGACCGAGTTGCCGAAGCCGTCGTTCGTATCAAACGTAACTTAGGTGATATGGATGATGGAACACTTAATTCCATCACACAACAAGCAATCATTCTTGAAGATACATTTGATGTAGATATGAATGAAACATTGCGTGGTGTCAAAGGATTGATGAAAAACTTTGGATTGACTGCGCAAGAAGCAATGGATTATATCATCGCTGGTACTCAAGAGGGCTTGGATTGGACCGACGAATTAGGAGATAACATTTCAGAATACTCTGGAAAGTTTTCACAGGCAGGATATTCAGCAAGTGAATATTTTCAATTACTAAAGAACGGTTCAGAAAGCGGTGCATATAACCTAGATAAGGTAAATGATGCTATCAATGAAGTAACTACTCGTTTAGCTGATGGAACTATTGAGGGTGCTCTAGGTTTATTTTCAAGTGAAACACAAAAGACATTCAAAGCATGGCAGGATGGAAAGGCTACTCAAAAGGATGTTATCGACAGTATCGTAAGTGACATTACTAAATGTGATGATCAGCAAAAAGCGTTGACTATGTCAGCTACTGCTTTCGGTACAATGGGAGAAGATGCTAATCTTACATTTGCTAAAGCGTTGAATAGTGTTGGAACTACTTTTGATGATGTTTCAGGAAAAGGACAACAGTTTGCTGATGAAACAACGACTCCAATGCAAGAATTGGAATCAAAAGTTAGAAAGGTCAAAGATCAGTTACAGCCTTTAGGTGATTTGTTCTATGATGTAGCAGGAGTTGCACTTGATAACTTTACACCATTATCAGCTGTTATTCTTACTGTAGCAACAGCACTTGCTACTTACAAAGGAATAGTTCTTCTCACCGAAGGAGTAACCAAGGGATTAGCATTAGCGCAGAAACTATTAAATGGCGAAATGATGTTGAATCCAATCGGCCTAATTGTAGCAGCTATTGCTGCCTTGGTAGCTGGATTCATTTATTTATGGAATACAAGCGATGGTTTCAGGTCGTTCTGGATAAATCTATGGAATTCTATAACATCAACATGCGGGCCTGTGATAGATACAATCGTCTCATTCTTTACTGAATCGATACCAGGTGCAATTGACACGCTTGTAGAGACTTTCAGCAATATCGGTCAAACGATTGTTGAATTTTTTTCTGGGCTTGGAGAATCAATTGCATCATTTTTTACTGAAACGATACCGCAAGCATTTGACAGTTTCATTGAAATATTAACAGGATTTATTAGCTCAGCAATCGAATTTTTCAATCAGTTGCCATACAACATTGGCTATGCGATTGGTTCGATAATTGGTTTTATCGTTAGTTTAGGAATTAAATTCGTTGAATTTGTGACGACTGACATTCCAAACTTTGTACAGTCGTTCATTTCTTGGATTTCTCAATTACCTGGCCAAATATGGACGTATATAACTGATATCATAGGAAAAGTAGCTGAGTTTGCTTTGAATTTGATTTCCAAAGGATATGAAGCAGGCTCAAACTTTGTATCAAGCATCATCAGTTTTGTTACAGGATTACCTGGGCAAATTTGGAACGTATTGTCAAATGCTATTGGAAAGGTTGCTGAATTCGTTGTCAAGATGGGTTCAAAAGGGATTGAAGCAGCCAAATCACTATGGAATGGTATTGTTGATACTCTTGTTGGATTGCCTGGTAAAATGGCAAATATTGGTAAAAATATCGTGGAAGGTATCTGGAACGGTATCAAGAATGCAAAAGACTGGTTGCTTAGCAAGATTGGCGATTTTGCAAATGGTGTTGTAGATGGTATCAAAGGATTCTTTGGCATTCATTCACCTTCAAAAGTCATGAGAGATGCCATTGGTAAATTCTTACCACCAGGTATTGCGGTAGGTTTTGAAGTGGCCATGCCAAAAGCTCAAAAATCCATGAACAAAGAACTTGAAAAAATGACAAGTGACTTGAATGGTATCATAAACTTCAATTTGGATGATATCGAACTGAAAACAAATCTTGATATCGCAAGACAAACAGCATTTGAAAGTAATGTCACAAATGAATTAAAAATTGATTATGATAAGATGGGAAATTCAACTGCTAAAGCAATTAAAAACAGTGGAATGTCTTTCAAAGTAGACAAGCGTGAATTTGCCAGAATTATTTAGAAAGGAGCATTTATGAAAGTATATTATGTCAATTCAAACAATGAGCAAATAGATTTGTTAAGTGCTCCTTATCATATTGAAGAAACTGACTTTTTTAACTTTGAGTGGTCATATGAAACTGAAAATAGAAGGGTCACACGCTTTTATCGTGATGTCGAAACGAAAAAGGTTAGTGTAGATATCTTTAGCCAAAATCAAAAAGACTTCTACAGTGCTCTAAATAGACTCGTTGAGATATTTGATGTAGATAACGTAAGCAATGTCAAAGGAAAACTCTTCTATAATGACTACTATATAGAGTGCAATATCTTTAAAAACCAAAAAGACATGAAGTCATATATTCTTCCATACGCAAAGGTAGATTTAACTCTGGTAACTGATTCAACTAAATGGATCAAGGAAGATACCTACCATTTTTACAGCAGTGGTGAAGGAAGAAAAGCTGGAACAAAGAAGTATTCCTATAAATATCCTTATATTTATGGTGCAAGTGAAGGACAAATGACAGTTAGAAATATTGGAGTCGTTGAAAATGATATTTTATTAAGAATATATGGTCCAGCACAAGACCCAGCCATTAAAATAGGAGACAACCTTTATCAAATCAATACGACACTTGAAGCAAATGAAAGACTTGAAATCGATACGCTGAAAAAGAAAGCTGTAAAAATCACAGCACACGGTGATGAAATCAATGTTTTCAATGACAGGAACAAAGACAACAGATTGTATGTTCCCATCCCACCTGATACAAATATTGTCGTTTGGAACAACTCTTTTTCATTTGATATCGTTGTCTACGATGCAAGAAGTGAACCGAAATGGGAGAGTGATGAATGATGATGGAGTTCATCTACACGGATCCTAACGGAATCGAACAAGGACCATTGTTAAACTGCAGCCTAGACTTGGAAATTGGAACATATGACAAAGCCAAGAACGACTTTGAAATAACTGTTTCAACGGACAGCTGGGACCGCAAATTGACATATGACAGCAGGTTTTATTGTGTCGGTACCGAATTTGGTGGGATAGTAAAAAGTATCGAAATAGATACTGAGGCTGAAGAAGTAAAAATAGGTGGTATATGCCCAAGAAAATTGCTAGCAAATGATATTATTCAGCCTAAAAAAAGAACTGATGAATACTATGAATTCATAGGTGAAGCAAATGAATGCATTCGAGAATATATCAATTCATCAACTGATTTTTTCAATTATATTGAAAATAAATCTAAATCAGTAAGTTTAAAAAAGAAACTGGCTGATTTTTTTGTTGTTTCACAAGAAGATAGTGGAATAACCATTAATTATCAGGCACGTTATTACAACACGTTGCAGGCATTTGAAACAATGCTAAATGATGCAAATGCCAAACTTAAACTTATTTGGAATAAAGATGGACAGATTGAACTTTCAGTTGAGCCTATTATCAATTATTCCGAAAAACTCCAATTCGACAATGATTACAATCTGCAGATTGTCGCTAAAAAAGATATAAATCAATGTAATCATTGCATTGGATTAGGCAAAGGTGATTTGCAAGAAAGGCAGGTTGTTCATGTCTTTAAAATCAATGATCAATACTTAGAACTGAGTGAAATTGATGATGACTCTATGATTCCAAGTGAACTGAATACAATGACATATGACTATTCAAATGTTGAAAGCATTCAAGAATTAATAGATGGAACCAAAACAAAATTAAAAGAAGCACAGACTGATAACTCTTTAGAAATTACATTTGATAATTTATCTCCTGAAATTGGTGATATCGTAGGAGCAAAAGAATACATAACAGGTATTTCTATGCAAAAGCCTATTGTACAAAAAATCGTTAAATGTACGTTTGAAAAAGACTACACAGACTGTGACATTGATTACAAGGTAGGTGATTAGATGGCAAGTTCAAGTGATGCAGTTGAGGCAATTACATTGACAGGAAAAGAAGTATCAGCATCTATTGATGCATATTTGTTTGATGCACTATATTCCGTTGATGGGATTTTTAAAAAAGGCAATCAAATGGAAGCAACTATTGTCAGCAACAATAAAATTAGAATTGCTGATGGCTTGCTTATTAATCAAGGGCATTTTCTTAGAATAAAACCAGGAATGTATTGTGATGTACCAATTGAAAATGGTATTCAAAACATGAAACGTTGTGACTGTATTGTTTCGCAATTTAAAATTGACGAGCAAGGGGAATCACACGAAATTGTTGTCATCCAAGGTACACCTGGGGAAAAAGAAACAGTTCCTTCATTAACAAAAGATGATCTTGAAAACGGTGGTGCTTTACGTCAAATTGAATTGTTCAGAGTTCATTTGAATGGAATCAATATTTCAGGTGTCGACAGGATTGCTAGGACAGTCAATTCATTTAGTGATGCAATCTTTTACAAGGGTTAACATATGAGAATTATTGAAATCTATCTGAATGAAAATCAATCACATTCATGTACTAGAAATATCTTCTATGCTGGAAGAAAGTATGATAGCAACAATACAGCTGTCAAATTCACCAACAAAAATCTATTCATTGATGGCTGGAACTTCTACTTGAAAGTAGATATGGACGATGAAGTAACTGAAATACCATTACTTCAAAATCTATTTATCATTGGAGAAAATCTTACTCAAACAGCAGGGGTATTAACCTGTACATTGATTGGCAGAAACAGTGATGATAATTCTACTAAGACATTTGAACCGTTTAGATTGAAAATCGAAGATGTCGAATATGATCAGGATGATAAGGAACAACAACCAATGGATCCAAACATGAAGTTGCTGTATGAACAATTAATTAATTTAAAACAAGAATTACAACAAAAAGAACTTGCGACTCTTCCTGCAGGTGGTAATAAAGACCAAGTATTGCAAAAAGCAAGCAATATCGATTATGACTTTGCATGGAAAGATATGCAGGGAACAGCCACTGAAATGTCTGATGATGAATTAGACAATATGTGGGAAGAAGTATTTGAATAAAAAAATAAATAGAAAGAGAGATATATTATGAGTTTTGTAACTGATTCAATTCTAAAAAAAGCCCTAGGAAAAATTAAAGCATGGGGCGAAGGAAAATTTGTAGCGCAAGAATCTGGAAAAGGTTTATCTACAAATGATTATACAAATGCTGATAAAACAAAATTAAACGGTGTTGCTACTGGTGCTCAAGCAAACAAAATTGAAACTGTAAAAGTAAATGGTACAGCTTTAACTCCTGATTCATCGAAAGCTGTAAATGTTGATCTAACAGCTTATGCTAAATCATCTGATGTAACAAAAGAAATCGCATCTGCAGTATCAGGAGTAACTCAAATCGATTACTCAGTTGTCGAATCATTACCTTCAACTGGTAAAAAAGGTATTATCTATTTAGTTGCTAATAGTGATTCTGGTAATGATATCTATGATGAATACATCTATATCAATTCTAAATTTGAAAAATTAGGTTCAAGAGAAACGGATCTAAGCTCTTATGCTAAAAAGACTGATATTCCAACAAAAGTATCATCATTAACAAATGATTCAGGATATCAAACTGCAGCACAAGTAACTTCAGCTATCAATGCTAAATTAGTAGTAATGACTGATACTGAATTAAATACAATGTGGAATGAAGTATTTGGAGCATAATACTAGGAGGTCTTATATATGAAAGATTTCTTTAAAAGAGTTTTGTTTTCAAATGTAAGTGAGCACGCATCTTCAACAACTGTTTCAGCTAATAGCACTAAGTTTCTAACAAGTGATATTTTGAAAACTTTTATGACAAAGTTAAAAGATACGTTTGCTTTGAAGTCACAATTAACATCATTGCAAAAGCGAGTTGGACAGCTTGAAAAGACAGTCAGTGAATTAGAAACTGATTTAAAAGATGCAGTATATTACAAAGAGTAGATTGATTTCTGCTCTTTTTTGGTTATTAAAAATATAAATAAAGATTGGTGGTGACAATAACTATGCCAGAACTTATTGATAAAAATGGGAATGAATTGCTTAATTTAAAAATGTCTACAGATGAACATTGGACGGGTAAATATTGGATTGATGGTAAAAAGATTTATGAAAAAATCATTACGTGGACTGGACTGAATGTTGGAGTAAGCACAATCAATCATTCAATCAATAATTTAAACGAGTTTATTGATTATGAAGTCACATGTTCCAATGGAGAAGATTTCTATAGATTTCCTGTTGTTTATTATTCTAGTGGTAATACAGGAACATTCTACTGTACGTATTTCATTTTGAATGTAGATAACATTCGTTTTGCTAACAATTATAGTTGGGCAAATTATAAATTTAAAGCAACTATTCGTTACACAAAAAATTAAAACTATCTAGAAAGGGTGATTGAATTGAAAGTTAAAAAATATGATTTTAATCAATGGGTAAAAGCTGCAGGTATTAGAGCAATCAAAACAGTAGCTCAAACAGCAGTTGCGTTAATTGGAACGTCTACAGTGATGAATGAAGTCAATTGGGCGATGATCGTTAGTGCAAGTTGTCTATCTGGTGTTGTTTCTATTCTAACAAGCGTTGCAGGACTTCCAGAGTTGGAAGAAATTGTAGATGAAAGTTAGGAGTGAAATCATATGACAGAAGCAGTTACAGTTGCTTTGATTTCTGGTCTATGTGTAGCTGTGCCTAGTGTAATCACTACAATGTTTTCAAACAATAAAGCTAATACATTAATGAATTATCGTATTGATGAGCTGACAAAAAAAGTTGAAAAGCACAATAACGTAGTTGAACGTATGGCGCTTCAAGAGCGTGAAACTAAAGCAATATGGAAAAGAATTGATGAAATCAAAGAGGAATTAGAGAAAGAGAGTGAATAGCTCTCTTTTTATTTTAAAAAAGGAGGTATTAACATATGGGATATGTTACGAAACAAAATTTAGCTCGTAAAGAAAATTATGGTAGTCAACGTAATACAAATGATATTAAATGGTTGGTCATTCACTATACTTCTAACGATGGAGATAGTGATGAATCTAACGGAAAATATTTTGCTAGAGAAATTGTCAAAGCATCTGCTCATTATTTCGTAGATGATGATAGTGTTACTCAATCTGTACCGGACAATTATGCAGCTTATGCGGTTGGAGGTAAATGTCAATCAAATCACCACCCATATTATGGTACGATTAAAAACGCTAACTCAATCTCAATCGAAATGTGCGATAACCATAAAGATGGTACTGTTCATATTTGTGATGAAACTCTTGCTAATACTTATGCGTTAGCTAGAGCATTAATGAAAAAATACAATATCGATATTAATCATGTAGTACGTCACTATGATGTAAATGGTAAGTTATGTCCAAACTGTAATGGCTTATTAAATGATAACGTATGGCAAACATTTAAGAACAATATCGTTAATTCTACAACTGGAGCATTAGGTACAGGTACTGTAGTTCCAGCTGCTGCTAAGAATGATAACTTAGACAGTATCATTTCAAGAGGTCAACAACACTCAATCAACTTTACTGGACATAGTATTGCTACAGATGGTATCTTTGGTCCTAATACACAAGCTAATGTCGCTAGATGTTTCCAAGTAGCTATGAACAAAGACTACGATGCTCATTTAGCTGTCGACGGTTCATTTGGTAAGAAATCTAAAAGTGTGTTAGCACATCATTGGGTCAAACGTAAAGAAACTCAATACCTTGTTACAGCAGTAGAAATTGCATTAATGTGTAGAGGATATGATCCATCTGGTGTTGAATGTCCAGGTAAGTTTGGAAGTGGATTAGAAACAGCAGTAAAACAATTCCAATCAGATAGAGGATTGAAAGTTGATGGAATTGCAGGAAGAAACACCATTTTAAAATTAATTGGATGTTAATCATTTAAATATAGTGTATAATATATTTGTTAGTTAACAGAAAAAGTAAATGTAATATTATCTATTCTTCAAAAAAATAACTTTTATATTAACTAATAATTGCATGAAAAAACCTACTCAAAATTAAATGAGTAGGTTTTTTTTATTTATTCAGCATTATTATCAAAGTAAATCTCTTGATTTTGATAATAGTAATCAACTAATTGGTCTACATAATAATCAAAATCTTCTTTATTTTGATGTCTAACTTTATTTTCTAAATTATTAATATATTCATGAACTTCATTATCATAGTCGCCTTCCATAGGAAGCTGTTCCAAATAATATCTACATTCATTTTTTTCTTCATACGCTTTTTCTAAATCTAAAATAATTTCTTGTTTAATTTCTTCTTTTGTCATTTTTATTTCCTCTGCTTTCTTAATTGTACTATACATTGCATTTCTAAAAACATCCGATTGTTTAATCCCAAGTTTTTTGCACGCTTCTTTGAATTCATCTACAAATTCAGTTTTGTACGATGCTTTTACTTGCTTCATGTTTTCTTTTTGCCATTCTCTCATGTATTTTGCTTGATTAAATTTTTCCTTTTCCATTTTAACGTTCCTTTCTTCTTTTGATAACAATGTATAAAATAATGAAAATTGCTATTATTCCAGATATTTGCATATATTTAAATTGTTAGCTATAATGAGCATTGGAGAAGGAATTTTTTAATTCCCTTTCCAGCCTTTTAAGATTTCTTGAATTCCTAGAACGATTGCTACAACGTATGCTAGAGTTTCCAAGAAATCTTTTAAATTATAGATACCTAACAATTTATTTCCCCTCCTTTCTTTACAATATTATTATAACATAATAGTACTAGTATGTAAAGGATAAGGGGCTTTTTTATGCTATTTTATAAATTTCTCTACCCTTATTATATATAAGGGATTATTTCAATAAAAGTTGAGGAATAATACAATATGAAACAGTATAAAATAGTATGAAAAGAGATATGTAGATAAAATTCGTTGCACAAATATAATCAATCAATGTATAATACCTATAGCAAGAAATGAAAATTGGACAAAAATTAGGCGTTTATGAATAGGGGAGTTTTTAGTATGGGTAGAGAATATGATGTTTTAGATATAGCAAGATATATAATTAATAAATGCAATGAAAAAGGAATAATTATTTCTAATTTAAAATTACAAAAGTTATTATATTTTGTTCAAGGATATATGCTTGCCTTAACTGGCAATAGATGTTTCCCTGAAAAAATTGAAGCTTGGGATTATGGACCAGTATGTCCTAATGCATATCATGAATTCAAAAGATATGGTGCGATGAATATACCACCAATAAAAGAATATTTGGAAGTTTCGTTCGATTCTCAAGATAATATATCATGGGATAAAGTTCAGTATGATCCATACATGATAGATTCTGATACTAGAAAAATTATTGATGCGATTATTGATAATTTTGCTCATTTAAGTGCTACAAGATTAGTTGATATCACACACAATCAGATTCCATGGCATGAAACTTATTATAGTCATCCATCCGAAAGAAATGCAGTGATTGATGAGCAACTTATAAAAAAATATTTTGAGAATTTAGCGAATGGTTAGTAACATGGATAGAATTGAAAATATTAATGAGAAAATTAACCAACTAAATAACGAAATTAACGAACATATAGATAACTTGTATGAACACGCTGAGAAAGATATGGATAATATAATTCAATTACTCATACTAAATAAAACAGCCTTTGATGAAAATTCGTTTCGAGAAAGCTTGAAAAAGTATTTAGAAAAATATCATCGTATTTTATATTCTAGTTTTTCAAATAAAGTGTTCGAATGGTCAAAAACTGAAAATAATTATACTGATAATGCAATAGTTAATCTATCATCAATGGTAAATAAGATTGAAATCAATAACTTTGAAAAAGAAGATACGATATTACTGAAAATGCTTGATCATATTCAATTAGCCATTCATCAAGTTGAAATGATGGAATTGAGCGATAATAAAATTGAACCTTATCTTAGCAAATCGGTTTCAGCATTTGACAAAAAGATTACCGATCAAGTTAAGGAAGTTAATAATTCTATTTCTTCTCAAACTAAAAAAATAAATGATTTAAAGAATTCTGTAAAAAAAGATATTGAAGCACAAAAGGATTCTTTAATGTCTCAAATGATTGCAATCGTGGCTATCTTTGTTGGTATTTCATTTGTTATGTTCGGTGGAATGTCACTAATCAATGATTTATTTACTTTTGTTGATGGACAACCAGTGCCTTTAGTTGAACTAATCTGCTTAGGATGTTTAATCGGAATTGTAATGATTGTAGTCATGTATTGCTTTATTATGTTTATCTTATCAATCACAAGGAATAAAATGTTACGAGCTAAAAAAATATTTTTTAAAATTGTTCTAAAAACTTGTACCATTTTAGGAATGGTCTCATGTGTAATGTTTATAATTTGGTGTTGCCAAACATTTTTAAAATAAAAGTTCTCCTATTAACTAGGGAACTTTTTAATTTATAAATTCATTCAGTACCTCAATATCATTATTAATCAAAGTATCTTGCATTATTAAGATATCTAGTACTCTATCAAGTGTTGTCTCAAAAAAATGAGATTGAGCAGGGTACGCATTACATAATGCAACATCAAAATCATTAAATATGATAATATTGTTGATTTCAGCGTAGTAAATAAAAGCAGGGCAATCATGATCATAATAATCTATCATCATTACACATTCTTCTATCATGTCATCACATTCATAATTTGCATACACATTTAATCTTTTGCTAAAATCTCTATCTATGTATTTTCTAATATAATTGTAAACATTATTAAGTGCCATATAACTCCTCCCGACCTTTTATAGCTTACAACCAACTCATGAAAAATGAAATCAATAACGACCCAAATGCTTTTTAAAACGACTGAAAAAATATTATTAATTCCGCAATTTGAAATAAAAATGCGGAGTATATGCGTAATTGAGTGAAAAATGAGCTCCATTATTAAATACACAGCTAGTAATATCAATACTTTTGAGAGATTGAAAACTAAAAATGCCCGATTTCGATTTCGTACAAAATGATTTGTGAGTTAACAACTTCAATTTGCGCATCACAACTTTTTTCTTTTACTAAACGATTTTTACTTGTAACATTTGGAATAACAAGCAGTAAAATAACTAGTATTACAGAAATACAAAAAATCATTTCAATGAGTGTAAAACCTTTTTTATTAGAATTCATAATCCTTATAATCCTCCTTTTTATAAATTTGAGACAACATTCATCATAGGAATTATTATTGAAACATACACAACAATTACAAATGTAGCAACAAAACCATAAATCAATGGAACTATGATTTTTATAAATTTAGAAACAAATTGGTTTAATTGCATAAATGTAAGTTGGATATAATTTTCTAAACTTTGGTTTTCATGACTATTTTGAATAATAGATATAAATTTTTTAAAATCATCTGAAAAGTAAGGAAAATCATTAACTGCTAAATTAAAATCATGACCATTTACAATTAAACGATAAAGTTCATAAACAATCATTTTAATATCACTATCAGTTATTTTATCATATAAAGTTTCAATAATGGATGTTGTATCATAGTGCTGTATGAGTAATTCATTATAATAAATTGCAAACTTTAACGAATAATACTTACAAATCAATTTTTTAATAAAATGTGTGTGATTAATCAAAAAATCTATCTGATTGAATTTTTGTTTTGCAATGCTTTGATAGATAAATAT